TCCATGCATTTGTTGCCTTGTGTCGGTGCTGGGCAAGATAGGCCCTGAGCCGGTGCGTTAGCGTGCACAGTGCTCGTGTTTTCAAATCCGCTAGGTGCTTTGCCGTCAATCATTGCTGCCGACACTCGCACGCATAGGTTGCCAGGGAAAGCCCCAAAATTTTCCGCAAAGCGCTTGATCAAGCCCTGTTCGCGTGTCGGGATCCAGAACTTAACATCGGGCAACGCGTCAGCAATCCGCACAATGTCGAGCAAGTGTTGGAATGATTGAAGGTCTCCCGAGTCATGCCAACGGAAATAGTCGGTCTTGCTATGCCCAATTTGCTTGATCATTGCATCGGGCCAAGATACCGATGTAAGCCCAGCGACACGGTTTGCGTGCGCAGTCTGGACTGATGGGTACATGTAGTTAGCCTTGAGTGCGTAGCATCCTGCACAAGTGGAGCCGGCCACTTGTGCGAGCTTGGCGCCGACCTTGCACAAGGTCGCGCTGATGCCATAGCTCAGACCGGGCATCTTCGAGGGCTTGCCAAGACTGCCCGCAATTGAGCGGGCAAGCTTTAGAGTCATGTAGCGCTTAGGCGCGGCGAAGAGCATTGTGTGTGTCATGTAGTGGATTCCAGTGTGCAGCGCTACGATCTGCAGCGCTTAGACAGATCGTAACACAGTCTATTGCAAGCGTGTCAACTTATTTGTTGCAATAGTCTTTCTGTTAGCGGTTTGGTAGTCTGCGCATAGCTATGGGGTCTACTGGGCGTGTAGTCATATAGTCATCTACTGTCCTATTGCTTTTCAAAATTGGGGTATATAAGTGATTGCTTATATATGCCGTTAGAGCCTGGGCGATTTTACCGGCGTGACTATATGACTATATGACTACCGGCTCCCAATCCCCGGCGCCAATACGCGGCGCCAATAGCCCCAAGCCCCGATCATTTGGCCGCATGTTCACCAGGCAAAACCACTGTGTTTGCGTACAGTTTTGCAAACTGTATACACTTTTCAAAACTGTACCCAAACACAGTAGTCCGTAAAGCATACTGATGCGATAAAAACCCGATGACTATATGACTACCATGACTACTAACGCATGGCTAACGACCGCCTGGCGATGGGCTAACGACCGCCTGGCGATGGGCTAACGACCGCATAGCTAACCACTATTTTGCTGCTAACGATGGGCTAATTTGCTGCTAATTTTGCCTTAGAGATCTGCTAACGATGGCCTGGCGAGGTGGGGGGGAGGGGCCGGCGGCCGACAGGTCACGGCTACGGAGGTTCTGTAAACAAAAATTTTTTTGTGTTGTTATTTAAAAGTATGGACTCTATAATGCAAACATGGACGCTAATTTTTTAAAAAGCTATCTGCACTATGACCCGGTCACAGGCCAGTTCATTAGGCTAAAACAATGCGGAACTAAGCTGGCTGGTTCTAAGCTAGGCTCCTTAACCACCGCCGGGTACTACCAAATAACAGTGGCTAAACGTACGTACACCGCGCAACGACTAGCATGGCTGTACGTGCATGGCGGATGGCCGAACGGTGTCATAGACCATATAAACAGGAACAAATCAGACAACCGCATCGAAAACCTACGCGATGTCAACCGGTCTCAAAACGCGCACAATGTAGAGCCAAAAAGCACTAGGATAAGAGGCGTGTGCTTACGCTCATTACGCAGAGGAAAGCGGCCAAGCAAACCGTGGGCTGCGTATATAACGATCAATGGCGTCAATAAACATCTAGGCACTTTTTTTACGCAAGAAGAAGCTGCAAAAGCACGGACTGCTGCTGTGCAACAAGGTATAGTTCGCGCATGAAATCCCTACCGCTTGAAATCAGAGAGATCAAGGCAACCGAGTCGCGGCTTCAGCAGATATATGAGGCGGCGCGTCTTGGCCTCAAAGGCGACAGTCTGGCACTGGCCTCGGGTATGCTGCCAGTTGAATATAGGCGACTGTGTCAGCTAGACCCCATCGCGGAGATGGCGGCGCAAAAAGGTAAAGCGGACGCTGAGATGGCGCACGCAAGCAAACTGTCGGAAGCGTCGATGAACGGCGACGCCAAGGCGAGCCTAGCGATCCTTCAACATGTGCATGGGTGGACAGCCAAGCAAGAGATCAGCGTGGATGTCTATCAGAAGATCAGCGTACTCACCGCGCTGGAAGAAGCCAAGGCAAGACTAACCTACGTCGAAGATGCAACTACCGATATACAGCTCAACTGACGAACAGAAACTGATGGTGGAACTGTGGTCGCCGCAGATACGCGACGACCCGGAAGCATTTGTCAGGTTCGTGTTTCCGTGGGGGCAGAAGAATACCCCACTGGAGCACTTCAAAGGCCCGCGCAAATGGCAGCGGGAGATACTCGGGGATATCAAGGCGCACATCGCAAGGAACAAGGGGAAGGTTCAGATGGACACCCTGCGGGAAGCCGTAAGCAGCGGGCGAGGCATCGGCAAGAGCGCACTGGTAAGTTGGTTGGTGCTGTGGATGCTGACAACGCGCATCGGCGGGAGCGTGGTGGTCAGCGCCAACTCTGAAAACCAGTTGCGCTCAGTGACCTGGGCGGAGCTGACCAAGTGGACGGCGATGGCGATGAACTCGCATTGGTGGGAGGTGAGCGCAACTAAGCTAGTCCCGGCGCGGTGGATGACGGAACTGGTCGAGCGGGACTTGAAGAAGGGAACGCGCTACTGGGCCGCAGAGGGCAAGCTGTGGTCAGCAGAGAATCCGGACAGCTACGCGGGCGTACACAACCAAGACGGGATGATGCTAATCTTTGATGAGAGTAGCGGCATACCCAACCCGATCTGGGAAGTGGGGGCGGGGTTCTTTACGGAGAACACGCCGGACAGGTACTGGTTCGCGTTTAGCAACCCGCGCCGGAACGAGGGCTATTTCTTTGAGTGCTTCCATGCCAAGCGGGCGTTCTGGAACGCACGCAGCGTCGACGCCAGGACGGTAGAAGATACGGACAAAGCGGTCTACGACCAGATCATCGAGGAGTACGGCGCAGACTCGCCGCAGGCCAAGGTCGAGGTGTACGGTGAGTTTCCAAGCGCAGGTGAGGATCAGTTCATCTCGCCAACGGTGGTTGAGGAAGCGTTCAAGCGGCCTAGATACAAGGACGTGACTGCGCCTATCGTTATCGGTGTTGACCCGGCACGCGGTGGTGCGGACAGCACCGTCATCTGTGTCCGACAGGGCCGGGACATTGTGGCGATCAAACGATACAAGGGCGAGGATACCATGTCGGTGGTGGGGCACGTGATCGAAGCCATCGAGGAGTACAAACCCGTCCTGACCGTAATCGACGAGGGTGGACTAGGGTACGGGATACTTGACAGACTCAACGAGCAACGTTATAAGGTGCGTGGGGTAAACTTCGGCTGGAAAGCGAAGAGTCCTATAATGTGGCAGAACAAGCGGGCCGAGATGTGGGGCGCAATGAAGGACTGGCTCAAGACTGCCAGTATTCAGACCGACCGGCAGTTGAAGGCTGACCTGACCGGGCCAATGAGGAAGACAAACTCGTCGGGCGCTATTCTGCTAGAGAGTAAGAAGGACATGAAGGCGCGGGGGCTGGCGTCACCAGACGCTGCCGACGCGCTGTGCGTAACATTTGCGTTTCCTGTGGCGCACCGTGCGGAGTACAATCCGCAAAGAACGCTACGGACGTATGACCGTGGCGCTGTAGCAACTGGATGGATGGGTAGTTAATATGCCACTTGTTAAATCAGCAAGCCGCGCCGCCTTTCGCAAGAACGTCGCCGCTGAAATAAAGTCCGGCAAACCCGTGGCGCAAGCCGTGGCGGTTGCTTATGCGGTAAAACGCAAAGAAAAAAAGAAAAATGGCTGATCCAACAGGCATCGTCGCCGCCGCAGCAGTCGCTGTCGGGGGTAAATCGTCCAAAGACAATGCCAGCGTACTGGCAACAGCCCGTGCTAGGCTTGACTTGGCCATGTCGGCGCTGTCTGAGTCGCGTGAGGACGAGATCGACGATCTGAAGTTCTACGCTGGTAGCCCAGACAACCACTGGCAATGGCCTGCGGATGTGCTGGCGACCCGAGGAGCGGTGCAAGGTCAGACGATCAACGCCCGGCCATGCCTGACTATTAACAAGCTGCCGCAGCACGTGCGCCAGGTGACGAACGACCAACGGCAGAACCGGCCAAGCGCCAAGGTCATCCCGGTGGATGACGACGCTGACGTTGAGATCGCTGACATCTTCAACGGCATGATCCGGCACATTGAGTACATCTCGGACGCTGACGTAGCCTACGACACTGCCTGCGAGAACCAAGTATCCTACGGCGAAGGCTACATGCGGCTGCTGACGGAGTACTGCGACGACAACACGTTTGAGCAAGATATTAAAATCGGGCGCGTGCGGAACAGCTTTAGCGTCTATATGGATCCAACGATCCAAGACCCTACCGGCGCAGACGCCAAGTGGTGTTTTGTGACGGAAGACCTGACGAAAGACGAGTACGCCCGTCTATACCCAGACGCAGCGCCAATTACTACGCTTCAGTCATTGGGGGTTGGCGATCAGTCAATCTCCAACTGGCTGAACGAGGACACGATACGGGTCGCTGACTACTACTACGTCGACTACGACCGGGCCACACTGAACCAGTACCCTGGCAATCAGACGGCGTTCAATGGGACGCCGGAAGACAAGATGCTCAGAGGCATGTTTGGCAAGCCCGTCAAGTCGCGTGAGTCAGACCGGCCTAGAGTCAAGTACTGCAAGATCAACGGCTACGAAATCCTTGCCGAAAACGACTGGGCGGGCAAATGGATTCCCGTTATTCGCATCGTCGGCAATGAATTTGAGGTTGATGGACGCCTGTACGTGTCGGGTCTGGTGCGAAACGCCAAGGACGCGCAGCGGATGTACAACTATTGGGTCAGCCAAGAGGCAGAAATGCTCGCGTTGGCGCCAAAAGCGCCGTTTATTGGCTACGGCGGCCAGTTTGAAGGCTACGAAACCAATTGGAAGACCGCCAACACCCAGAATTGGCCTTATTTGGAGGTCAACCCTGATGTTACGGACGGTCAAGGCGCTGTTTTGCCGCTTCCGCAACGGGCGCAGCCGCCGATGGCATCGAGTGGGCTGCTACAGGCTAAAGCAGGGGCCTCAGAAGACATCAAAAGCACCACAGGGCAGTACAACGCCTCTCTGGGCATGGGTAGCAACGAGCGCTCCGGTAAAGCGATCCTAGCGCGTCAGAGAGAGGGTGATGTCGGTACGTACCACTACGGCGACAACCTCGCCCGTGGCGTTCGGCACATTGCCCGGCAACTGATCGACCTGATCCCCAAGATTTACGACACGCAGCGCGTGGCGCGGATCATTGGCGAGGATGGCGAGACGAAAATGGTCAAGATCAACCCCGACCAGCAGCAGCCGGTCAACAAGATCGTTGACCAGCAAGGCGTGGTCATTGAGAAAATCTACAACCCCGGCGTTGGCAAATACGATGTCGTGGCGACCACTGGCCCAGGCTACGCCACCAAGCGCCAAGAGGCGCTGGAGGCAATGGCGCAGTTGCTGCAAGGCAACCCACAACTCTGGCAAGTGGCTGGCGACCTGTTCGTCAAGAACATGGACTGGCCTGGCGCTCAAGAGATGTCCAAGCGGTTTGCCAAGACCATTGATCCTAAGTTGATGGGCGACAGCGAAGACAACCCGGCATTGGCCGCTGCACAGCAGCAGATGCAGGCGATGGGGCAGGAGATGGAGCAGATGCACACCATGCTCCAGAACGTCACCAAGTCGATGGACATGCGGGAGCTGGAGGTCAAGGAGTTTGAATCGCAAGTTAAAGCCTACCAGGCTGAAACTCAGCGTCTGGCTCAAGTCCAGGCCAACATGTCGCCAGAGCAGATTCAAGATATTGTCATGGGCACAGTCCACGGTATGATCACTTCGGGTGATCTGGTGGGCGAGATGCCTGGGCGTGAAATGCCACAGCAGGAAGAAATGCCAAATGAAATGCAATGATTTTATCGGTATGCTGTTCTTGGCCCGTGATGTGGCCCATAGCGTCCATCTGAATACTAGAAGCTATGCCAAGCACGTAGCATTGAACACGTTCTACGACGAGATCGTAGGTTTGGCAGACGGTTTTGCGGAAGCCTATCAGGGCCGCAACGGACTGATCGGCCCGATTTCCTTGATGTCGGCCAAGAAGACGACCAACATTATTGAGTTCTTGGAAAGCCAGCTTGAAGAGATCGAAGCGGGCCGGTACGAGGTGGCGCCTAAGACAGACACGCCATTGCAGAACCTGATCGACGGCATTATCGAACTGTACCTGTCAACGCTGTACAAACTTAGGTTCTTGGCATGATCATCGAATTTGAATACCCATCCCCTACTGGTGGCACGTTCCGGGACGCTATCCACCTGCCGGATGATCATGGCCTGTCTGACGCCGAGCTGACAGCGATAAAAGAGTCTAGGTTCGCCCAGTGGTGCGCTGCGTTGGAGATGACAAATGGCTGATAGATACTGGGTAGGCGGGGCCGGTACTTGGGACGCCACAACGACGACCAACTGGTCTGCTACATCAGGCGGCGCTGCTGGCGCGAGTGCGCCTACGTCTGCGGACAACGCTATCTTCAATACCCTGTCCAATGCCACAGCCTATGCGGTAACTATCGGCCTAACGGCAAGCCCTGCCACCTGCCTTGACGTAAGCATATCTGGCCCTGCGGTGGGCAACGTGACCATAACATCTGCGGCTACGTCAATCATCAACGTGCATGGTAGCTGGCTCAGTGCGGCTACGGGGGTAGCGTTCGCTTCTACTGCTGGCTGTACCTTAAATTTCCTAGCCACAACTACGGGCAAAACAGTCACAACCAACAATGTTACGTTGAACTCATTGGCTGTAGTATTTAACGGAGTAGGTGGCGGGTGGACACTGGGTAGTGCATTTACCAGCACCGCGCAAATTACGCCTAACAACGGCGACTTTAGTACGGGCAATTTTGCTGTATCATGCACCACATTGGCTACTACAAGCGCTACAACAAGGTCAATATCGCTTGGATCGTCAGCAATAACCATTACAAACAACGTTTCTTTTAACTCTGTAGTAGGGCTTACCTTTAACGCAGGTACATCCACAATCAATTGTACTGGCGCAATACCTTCGTTTACGGGTGGTGGGCAAACGTTCTACAACGTCAACTTTACCAGCCCGTCTTTTGGCACAAGCGTAATTACAGGTGCTAATACCTTTAACAACCTTAATGTAATCACAACAACGCTACAAAAAATCATCACCCTCAGCGCTAACCAGATTGTCAACGGCACCTTGACCCTTGGTGCGACGAACACAGCCCAGTTTCGTATGAGTGTTGTAAGCGACACGGTAGGCCTACAACGCACCCTGACGGTTGCTACCCTAGCGACCCTAGCTGATGTGGACTTCCGGGACATTGTTGCTGCGGGGGCTAGTATAGCTTTGGGGAATTGGGCGGGTACTCGCATTGGTAACTGCTTAGGCAACAGCAATATCACCTTTGACGCTCCTAAAACTGTGTACTGGAGCCGCCTTGCTGGGGATATTTGGAACTCTTCGGCTTGGGCCTTGACTTCTGGCGGTGGTGGAGCGGTTAACAATTTCCCGTTAGCGCAAGATACCGCAATTATTGATGATGCTGGTTTAAATGCTAGCGCTACGATAACCATAAGCACCAACGCTGACATTGGTACGTTGTCAATGGCTACCAGAACAACTGCATTGACGCTTGCGTTAGGAAACACCGATCCTAAATTTTACGGCAATGTAACACTTTGCTCATCGTTAACAACGACAGGAGGTGTTTCGCCTTCATACACTTTTGCAGGGCAAGGATTAGCTAACACTCTTAATACTGCTGGAGTAGTTCTTAAACTTAACAATTTTTTTGTTAACTGCCCTAATGGGTCATTGACACTACAAAGTAACACCACCGTTGAACTTACCGCCCTTAGCTCAGGAACATTTTCGCTTGGCGCAGGGACTTTTAATCTTAATGGGTATATCCTAACCGCTGTTGCTTTTACTGGGTTTAATACTCTCGGAACCACTAGAACTCTTACCCAAGCGTCTGGTATTATAGACATAACAGGAAGTGCTGGTTCTGTTTGGAATACTACCGCACCATTGGGACTTGTTTATACAACTACTCCTGACGTTAACTTTACTTATGCAGGGTCAGTTGGTTCTAGAACAATAGCCACCGCCGATGGGTTAGCTTACAACGGAATAAATGCTAACATAACAGCAGGGACTGATGCTATTATACAAAGCGGAGCAGTTAATAACCTAAACTTTACGGGGTTTTCGGGTTCTCTTAGCAACTCTGTTCGTACTATT